ACAATGAATATAATAAAAATTTTTATTGGAATAACTTAGAATTAGCGAAGAAAAGAATGAAAGATTATAAAAATAATAATTTAGAAAAATTTAAAATTAATAGTAAAATTAGTAATAAAAAAAATTATGAAAAACACAGAGATAAGCATCTAAAACAAAAAAAAGAATATGGTGAGAAAAATAAGGAAAAAATAAAAATTAAAAATAGGAATTGGTATCAAGCAAACAAAGATAAAGTTTCAATAGAAAGAAAAAAAATAAAAAATATGTGTGAATGTGGGGCAGTAATAGGATATGGTTTTAATCAGCATCTTAAAACTAAAAAACATTTTGATAATTTACTAAAATTAGGTAAACTGAGTGTTGATTAGAAGAAATCGACCTCTAAATAAATTGGAAGACCAGTATCACGTTTAATAGTATGATTAGCATCATGAATTTCTATCTGTATCTTATCAATAACATTTGTCCCAGTACCTATTGTAAAAGGAGCATCATTGTCGGTAATTTGGTGCGCATAACCTCCAAAACTTGTATTACTACTATTTAATATAGACTTAACAAAACTTCTATGTCCGAGACCGCATCTAGAACTGCTTACAAGATTAGGCATAGCTATATAACTAATTCGATTTAAATTTTCAGTATCAATTATTGGTGTTACATAAGTCGCATCTTGACTAGTAGCAAAATAATCATTAGGAGCTGTAATATTTTCTGTTGGTGAAACATCTAAATTATTAGGCAATCCAATAGGAGGATTTGCTAATACCGTAAACTTCCCGTAATCACTACCAAAATTAGCTAAATTTGTATTAGAAAATACTAGTTTATTACCTGTATTTGAGGCAGAAAATCCTAAACTTGGATATGTAAGAGCTAAAGTAGATAATCCTGTATTGATAACATTAACTATTTCACTAATGGTATATTGGCGACCTTTTAAGAATGTTGCTATATCGTGGGTACCGTAATAATTAGCATATCTCCTTTCTTCTAATTTAAAAGTTGCCGAAAATTCTATAGAACCAGCTACTGTATTTGCTGGAATTATAACAGTTGTGCCTTGTAAACCACTTAAATCTCTAACTTCATTACCCTCTCTATCTAAACTCCTAAATGTCCATTGTCTTGTGTATATACTAACTTGCTGAACAGGATAAAAATTAATTCTATAATTTCCACCTCCTAAATTAACCACTGTTGTAGGATTACCAGTCGTCAGACGTAAATCTGGGTCCGTAAAAGCATTGAATCCAGCATTATTAAAAGTATTTTCCCACTGAGTTTCAGTATATATAGGGACACCTCCTTTTTGTATTGTTCCAGTTTCTACAATACTAGGTTGACCAGGGACATCCTTCTCGGCAGTCATTACAAATCTATCTACATCCCAAATAGAGTCAGTATTTTCAAAAGCAACTACGAAACTATCATCTCCTTCTGGTGATAGGAAATGATGGGCAGCATCTATCTCTGTGGGTAATATAAATTTATCTGTTAATCTTTTAGGGAATTTAACTATTTTTAAATGATTGGTTGTTCTATTAACAAATGTTAAACAGCCATTTTTAGCAGATTTTAACATCGCTACTTGTGTGGTAGGACTAGCCTCTGCGAATTCTTGAACTAATGTATCTAAGGTATAATTTTTTGTATCTGAATATACAATTGCTATTAGTTGATTCTGATTACTTCCTTCATCTATATTAATTTGAATCGTTCTATCATCTTCTGATAGCCCTGAGAAAGTATGGCTATCTATCGGTATTGCTATTTGATTAATTTTAAATTTGGTACATCCTATTAATGGAGGATTGATATTATATGTAAAGTTGGTGTTATTATCTGCGAATTCACTATTTATAAATATTCTATGTTGTTTGTTACTGTGGATTAAATCACTCATATTATAATAATATTATTATAAAATAATTTTATTATAAACTTTTTAAACAGCTACAGTAACAGCATCGTTGGCAATTGTTAGGAGCACATCATGCGAGAATACAGTATTAGCTATCATCTGGACTTGACCTAAGTGAGCATCGATAAAGTTAGGATTGGCAAGAGATTCTTTATTGTTAGCTGGGTCTGTAAATAAGGTAGGGCTCTTGAATTTAAGATTATGTGTTAATCCTAAGCCCGATGATCGTGTAGAAAGACCACTGTAGGTCTTACCGTGATGAAGAACTTTTTGTAGAGAATTTCCTAATAAGAAGCAAGATGGCTTCATTATTGGGATTGACGCAACTTGGCAAGCTCCTACATTTCTATCAGCCCATTGGGCGGCAGCGATCGAAGGCATAGCGCCAGCAGTTTGAGCAACACCAGCATTCAAAGACGCTGTTCGTTGACCTATATACTCGGCATAGCCTATAATACCTCCTGGTTTACCATAAGAATCATCATAGGTTTTCATGAGCTCGGTATATGCTTCTGAGGCACCTTCTATATCCTGAGCTGGAAAATTGGTTGATCCAACCTGTAGATTTGACTGTAAGAACCTAGAACCAAGAGTATAATCAGATTTAGGATAATATGGATTCTGACCGACAGCTGGCTGGAAAGATACATACACATCCCTTAAAGACGAGTAACCTTGTAGATAATTGAGAGTAACAGATTCTTGATATTCCATTGGTTGAGATATAGTAGAGTAAGACTGAAACGACATATTAAATCCTGTGTCGCTGGAGCACATCTGATCAATTCTAGAAACAATGCTATCAGCCACTTGAACCACATCGCATGTTATTACAGGATTGATAATAGAATATTTATCATAACCTGCCACGTGAACCGCATTGTTCTTAGTATTTGTTATATCTACGATACGAGAGACACCCGCATTTCCTGCTCCAATTGTAGAGGTTACTGGCTTATGTAAGAACCATGATTCATAAGGTGCTAGATTTAATTCAATTTCAATCGATCCAACATTACGAAGAGGGAATAATGAGTTTTCTTTAGCACAAAGACCGAAGATAAGGGATAAAGGCATACTCTGATTTTCACTTAGATCTCCAGTTCTTCCTATATGTTGCGACGAAAAACCATCAGTGAGAGAACCTGTATATGGATTGAAAGAATTTTCTAAAACAAGACCTCCAAGTAAATTACTTGGCACAGGATTATTATAAGCAATTCTATATCCTGAATACGAGGTTGCTTGGGAATTTGTTGGATGACCAAATGAACCCGAGTGAGTCCCATATCCAAGATTGGCTGTAGCACTACCTGTGCCAAAATTAGAAGTTGTAGTTGCCGTGTGAGGCATCAATAGAACCCTGAGAGGGTCTATGACTATATTACTTCCGTTTGTCCCCTCACTTCCAGTAGGTAGTGTAATTGTGTAATTATTATCAGCGACAGTTGCTCTACTATCATCATTTGGAGCACTGGTTGCAGACGCATTTGTTGCTAAAACACCAGTACGACAAGGTCTATATTTCCAGCAACCCGCAAGTGATAAAGTTGTGTTATAATAATCCGAAGAACATTTAGTGTATATGATAGGTTTTAATGCTCTTACATTATTTACCCTTTCACACTCTTTTCCCGCTATAAGTAATCTGGCGGATTCTATAGCAGATAACATAGCAAGATCTTCAGTGGCTTGGAGTGTACTGTCTCTCTTGAGCTTCCAGTGTAATGTTGCTGTACTCAGATCACAATAATTAGAAGAAGTTAACCTGAATTGAATTGTTCTATTATTATTTGAGTAGGTAGAACTTCCCTGTACGCGAAATTTCTGTGTAGTGCGATCACGGACCGCGCTACTCATATTGAGAACTTTTCCTTGTAAGAGATCTCCTAAATTTTTAGGAATTATTGAGCTTTCGAACTTGGATTCCATATAACTTAATAAAATAAAAATATTTTATTAACTTACTTTAATTTAAAATATATTAATTTTTATATATATTTTATTATTGAAATGGAACAATTTCTGCTATAGCTATTTCATATAATCCATCTAAATAAGCTTGAGCCTCTTCTTTAGTGTAGAAACATTTATAATATCTTTTTTTATTTATAGTGACTTGAGCACAATATTTTTTTAATCTATTTTTTCTAATACTAATACATCCAAAATTCCTTTTTGTATTTATAGATTGATTATTATACATAGCATCACAAATTTCCAAATTTGACTTTTTATTATTTAATCCGTTCCCATCTTTGTGATTTATCATTTGCTTATCTCCGTAATCTAATCCCATTATTAATCTATGTATTGATATTGCTGTCTTTTTTCCATCAATTTTTATATTAGCTTCACAATATTTAAGACTACATTTATGATGATGATTAATATGCCACGTATATTTAGAAACCTTATGAAAATCCTCCTCATCTATTAATACTGTATAATCCTCGCCCTTAGAATGTAACACAATTTCCATTTTATAATTTTAATAAAATAGCGATTTTATTTTTAAATCAAATTTTTTTATAATTTGTATAAATTTTTATCATTTTTTCCTACTTCTTTATTATTAGGCTTTGGTGTTATAATCTTATTATTAATATAATCATTTGCTAATACACGATTATTTTTGCTAGATTGATAGCCGTTGTTTGAAGTTTTTTGGCTAAATACACGTACTTTGTATGGCTTCTCATATTCTCTTAAATAATTCATAATATATTATATTTATAAAATAATTATTGATAAAATTTTTTATTATCTTCTTTAATATTTGGGTTATCTATCATAAATTGTTTTAATTCTTTTTTTATTTCTAAACTCCAATCAGCCTTAATTTTGAGTTCATTGTATTTTATAATATTTTTAAATTTTTTATAAGTTTCTTCATCTATTTTTTCCATCTGATAATCTGATTCTATATTACCCATCTTATCATATATTTTATCTAAGGCGTCAACACTCATAAGGATATTGCAGTGTATAGGATGTATCTTTGGGTCTACTAAATCAAATAAAATTAATTTCTCAACGTCGGTATACATCCCATAAATCTGTTTCAACTGATCATGATTTAAATATACGTCTAAATCTTTTATTAAATCTTTTTGTTGCTTCTCAAAGAATTCTCTTTGGGCTTGGGATAAATGGGGTAGTCCGCTACGAGTTTTTAAAGGATTATAAACTTCAATTTCAGTCATTCTATATATATTAAATATATAAAAAAATATTTAAATAAAAATATTATAATATAATATAATGGAAGAAGAAAAAGATAATTCTAATATTCCTGAAGAAATTCTAAATGATACTAGTGAAGAGCAAATTATAGATGTTCAGCCTCCTGAAGAAGAGAAAAAAAAAGGAAAAAAACGTTTAACAGACGAACAACGTGAGAAATTAAAATTAAACATAAAAAAAGCCCAAGAAACGAGAGAAAAATACAAAACAATTAGAAAAGAACTCGGTTTGGGGAAAAATGACCCTATCCCAGACAAATATCTTATAGAAAAAGCACCAGGATATAAAAAAAATCAACCCTATAAAAAAATTGAAAAAACAATTACTAAAGATGATGATGAGCAAGAATTAATAAAAGAAGTTGCAAAAAAGAAAAAAGAAAAAATATTAGAACGAGATAGAGAAATGGAAGAACAAATTATAAAAAAAAGAGAATACAAAAAAATGTGGTTGTCAGATATAATTTCTCGTGAATTAGATTATGCTTTAGAAAGACATAGAGATTCTAAAGAAATTATTAAACGTTCTAAGAAGTTAGAAAAAGAACCAGAAGATAAACCTCAAAAAAAAACTGCTTCAGTTCAACAATGGAAGACTTTAGACGGAATTGTATTTTAATTCTAATTAATATTTAATTAATAATAATTAGATTTAAACTTGGATAGATGCTTCTGTTGGTGGGGGAGTTCCTCCTTTAACAACTCTATGGATTTCCATCCCGCAACATTTAATTTGATCACATCTTGATAGTCTTACGGCAGCGCAAAATCCGCTAAATAGCGCTGTAACAGCTCCTAACAATAATATTAAATCTTCTGTATTTTCTATCATATATATTATATTAAGATAATAATTTTTCTAAAGTATCTGGAGTAATCGCCAAATCTTCAAACATAGCATCTATAAATTGTATATATGTAAATTGTCTTATAGCTAATTCATCAAGTCCTGGAATAAATTGTAATTTATTTAATTTCTCAATTAAATCATTACGGTTAAATAATGTTCTAATAACATCATTACTTATATTTTTATTTAGAAATTCTCTTAATTTTTCTAAGGTTATATCTCCAACAAATTGATTTCCTAATGCTCCTTTTAACAATATATATACTACTGTTAATATACTTTCTGGTTCTCGATTTCTAATTTGAATAATTGCTCTATAAAAATTACCAAATCTGGATATTTTTTCTCTATTGCTTAAATTTTCTATATCTCTAAATAAATTAGTTATTTCAATTATTCGTGGGTCTTGGGCATCAAAACCTAACAAATCAGTTAAATATTTTTCTTGTCTTAATTCAGTTTCTAAATATTCTGGGTCTTTCCCTTCTATAATTTTTTTTAGTTCATCGGCAGTCATTATATTCCTTTCACGCCAAGAATCTGAAGCTAACGATGTAGATAGTTTTAATAATAAATTATCCATTAATAAACTAGCTAATTTATCATAACCTATCTTTTCTATAACAGCTTTTATTAATTTACCTGTTACTCCTAAACCAAAAAAATCTTTAGAATCTAGTAAATAATTTATTAAAGTTTGACCACCGCCTATTGTAACTTCACTAATTCGTCTTGCTTGTTCTCTACTCATAAAAAACTCAGCAGTATTTGTTAATAATGGTCTTAATATATTAGGTATATAATTAATTAAATTTTTATTTTTAGTTCTTTCAATTAATTGTCTAGTAGTTAACTGTTGAGCACCTGATAAAATTATATTAGCACCTATTCTAAAAAATAACATTAAGTAACCAATATAGAAATTACGGTCTTCTTGTTGTTGTTCTTCTTTAGTGCTTGGTATCGTATGATTTTTTGCTAAGGTCTGATTTAAATCTTTTACACTTTTATTAATATAAGCAAATAATTCTGGCGAAATAACTCCTATATCTTCACCGAATTCTTTTAATCCTATAGCTGTTTTAGCTAACTGAATTTCAATATAATATTTTAATTTAGCATCTTTTATATTTGAAGCACATTCTCTAAATTTAATATCAGCATCTCTTATATTTTTTTCTGTATTATTATTTCTACTAAAAACTGCATCGTGGTTATAAGCACATCGGTCTAATTCATTAATAGGTATATTATAAGGTTCTGTTCCTACTGGTTTTCTACCTGCGGATATCATCATCTGTTTATAGAAATCACTACCAATCATTCTAGCAGCGAATTCAGTACGAGGTCCTAGAAAATTATAACCAGGTGGATGTAACTCAGGTCCTCTTTTACTTGCTTGTTCAGCACTAAAATATGGATCGGTTGTTTCGGTATGATTATAATCATTCTTATTTAACCCGCTCCACGAAGTCCCTTGTTCGGATTCACCGAAAAAAAAAAATCTACAAATTTTCTTCTAAATTCTACACTCATTATAGGCGTATATCTTCTTGATACTATATTGCTTATAACCCGTCTTAAAATATCAGCTACTGAATAATTAACACTTGATGATGTATCACTTCTATGTAAATAAAATTTATATAAAAATTTAATATCACTTGAATCTGGTCCGTACTGACCTCTTAAAATATCTTCACCTAATGGTAAAAGCAAAGAATTTCTTTTAGAAGCATCTACATTACCATTGTTATTAATAATAGTATTAATATAATTTACAAATCGTCTATAATTTTGTTCGTTATTTCTATTTGGTGCTATTTCTTGTTCTCCAACATCTAGAGCTCCAGGTACCATTGACTCTGTTTCTGTATCAAAATATTGTTTATATTCGTTTATAAAATTATCATTAATATGAGGCATTCCTTTATTACTAAATCTTAATGAAACTAACAGACGATAAATTGAATTCCACCATGGTTCTGTTGGATATTGTCTTCTTATATTAGCATATGTATCTAGTATTACTGTTCCAGGTGGTCCATACTTGCTAGATAATATATTTATTCCTAATTCACCCATACTATCTTTAGCCTCCTTAAAATTACTACCACTTAATAAAGACCTAATTTGTCTAAATAAATGATCATACGTTTCTTGAGGTAGATCATGAGATACTGGTAATGATTCGGATTGTTTAATATCTTTTCCTATTTCAGTATCATCACGATCACCGCTTGTATGACCAGATTGGGCTACATTATTAATAGATTCTTGATGACCTTGACTAATAATATTTTGTTTATCACTATGTTGTTGATTTGACATTTCAGGATGGAGTCTATTATCATGAATTTCATTATTATTTGATTGTTGATTATTCGGTGTAGCTTCGGCTTCATGTTGGATTTCTGGATCAGCTCCAGTTTGAACAGGATGACCCCTGATAGCATTAAATCTAATATTCTCCATAGATACTCCTGTTTCCCTATTTGTATTTAATGGTGTGTTCGCATGAAGATCATTATAATGATTGTTACTTGGATTCGCATCGAGCCATAGGGGAATAGGTATTCGTAATTGTCTAAATGTATTTATTAACGAGGCTTTTAAAACGTGATAATAACTAACATTTTGAGGACCTGTCCTGTTGGCTATATTGCTTTGAACATATTGTAATAACTGTGGAGTGTTGACTATCGCATATAATATGTTATAATCATTTATAATGGTTTGGTCACGAGCTATTAACCTATTTTGAATGATCACGTAGTCTTCTGGCTGTAATGTTGTATTAGGATGATTAACTAAAGCATTCAACGAATTTTGAACTCTATTTTGATACTGGTAATACAATCTCTCATCAGCTCCTTTCTCCATATTATATTTCGCATAGAACTCATTTGCTCTATCTAAGTTTAGCTTCTCTAACCGACCTTGTTCTAGATCGTATTTCGTCAGCGGATCGTCTTCTCGGTCTGCTTTTAGGAATTGTTTAATATATTGTTCGGGAGGTTGGCCTATATAGCGTTTAGGTATAGGTTGTTCTACTGCTGGATTAATATATTTATTGTATTGAATAGCAGGTTTCACACTAAATTGATGTGGATTTAGTTTATATTCTTTTAATTGTTCTGGGACATTGTAAGTCTGTAGTTCTTCATTATCCTTTAATTTGGAATTTACTATATAACTTCGCTTATCAAATTGTGATGTACTTGGGACTCTATTAATCATATTTATAATATTATTTAAACATATTTTTTTTTCGTTCTTCATATTTTAATTTTTCATATACAAGCTCTTTTTTTAGAACTGGAAGTAATTTATTTTCATTTCTAATAATTTTATCTCGAACTGGATGATGTATTTTATAAGGCATATATTATATATAAAGAAATTATTTATCTAGTTAAAGATTATATCTACATAGAGACTTGTGAAATAATAAGATTAAATATGAAAAAGTATGATATATATCTAATTTGGGGGAAAGATTGCGATGGAAATATTTTAAGATATTATGGGAGCACTGCTGACTTAATTAAAAGGAAAAGTAATCATAAAAGAAATTATAATGAGTGGGTAAAAAATGGTAGACCGATTAATACTAAATGTTCGTCAGTCCATATATTAGATAATGGCGATTGGAAAATGGAGAAAATTGATGAAATTGTTGGTGAACGTTGGGAAGCAAAAAAAAAAGAAGGTGAATTTATTAGAAATAATGATTGTATTAATATTCAAATAGCATCAAGAACTAGGAAAGAATATCGGGTTGATAATAAGGGTCAAATAGCACAAAAACAAAAACAATGGAAAAATGCTAATAAGAATAAAATATCTCAAAAAAATAAAGAATGGTATGATGAAAATAAGGATGAAATAAAAAAAAAAAAAAAAAAAAAAAAAAATAAAAAAAAAAAAGAAAAAAAAAAAAAAAAAAAAAAAGAATATTATGATAAAAATAAACAATCTATATCAGAAAAACGAAAAGAAAAAATTACTTGTGAATGTGGGGCTATGGTTTCAAAACAATATCTATCTCAACATCGTAAAACCACAAAACACATCGATTTTATAAATTCTAATAATAATGATTAAAACTATCTTATATTATATTTTTTAATATTTTATAAGATGATTTATACATACTTTTTAATGTTGAAAAATACAAGATCTGTCCCAGTGCTGGATGCCACCTCGTAATGAATTTTATAAGCGGGAAATGATGGGTTGCTATCGCTACGTATAGTGAAATCAACAAAATGTGCTGAACTACGCTGAGTGAAGTCATTTTCTACGGTAGTTAAAAGCATTGGATTACCACTTGGAAAACTTACACTGTTCGTGCCTACGTGCGCATAGGCATATACATCAGTTATTCCTGTTAAACCGTCTTGTCTTAAATGGATCTCGTCTAGACCATCCCACCTAATATTAATTATACCATCATTATAAAATGACGTATTACTGTTTTTAGTAAAATTACCATATACTTCTGTTGGTCCAGCCGGTGGAGCGACATAATTTCCCAATCTTAATGTATTATCACTTATCCAAATTTTATTAGGTTCACCTGCATCATAACTTGTAGGTAGTACATTACCTAGAACAATTGTATCTGCTTTTAGTCTTAACTCACATGAAGCGTGGTCTATACCCATTGTTCCGTCAATTATTGCGTGAGCCTGTTCGTTTCCTATCATCAGGCGGTTATTGTCGGTGTTATTCAACCCTTGCTGGTTGCCGAGCAATACGCAATTGTCTCCCGTATTTCCCCTTCCTGCTTCAACACCTATAGCTATTGTTCCTGTTGTAATAGCCGATTCTCCTGATAGATTTCCAATATGAATAGAATCTTCTATACCTGTTGATGTCAAATTTCTACACGAATCTTTACCTATTGCTACAGAGTCAATAAGATTTGTCGTAAACTGCCCTGCATAATGACCGATAGCGGTGGTTCCTGTTCCAGCATTACATTGACTCATACAATAATGACCGAGTGCTGTTAAATTACTACCTGTAGACCCTTGAAAGGATCTTATTCCTAAACATACTATTTGATCTCCACTTGTTCCACGTGCTGATTGATATCCTATACAGGTCTTTTGATGTGTAGCATTTCCTAAACAACCAGATGATAATCCTATACAAATAGATTCATCCCGAGTGGATTTATTAGATTCTTCGTGGTCGCCTATATTTATACAATTATTAGATTCTCTATAAATTCTTAATCCATCTTCAAACGTGTTTTCTGTAGTAGTTGTAGTAACTATTCTGTGATTATCTGTTGTTTCTGGCAATTGCGGGGCATCCGCACTAGTAACATAATTATTTAATTCTGTTTCTATTTTGGTTGATGAATAGGTTGTAGTAGTTGACGCTGTGGTATCATTAATTTCTACACCTGTGGATTCTTGGATTACTTGAAAAGGCATTATATTTATATTATTATAAAAAAATATAAAAATAATATTTTAATTTAGATATTGGGTTGTGAATCTTAATTGGTAACGGGTTTTCTTGGGATTTTTGTATCTAACACAAAGGAAAGAGTAGGGCTGGACCTGTGTCGCATATTCATAGATGTTAAGAAATCGTTCTTGCTCTAGATTTTGTTCATCACATATGTCTTTCAATTCGTTATTATTAGCTACCTCAAAAAATATGCTTTCTGAGCAGTTCATTCTCACGGGCTTCGGAATAGCTTTATATTGTTGAGCTAATAGAATAATACTCCCGTTGAAATGGCGAAGTCCAAAATAACTTTTCTTTAAAAAATCTTTTCTTTTAGCATCTAACTCACCTACAACATCATCTAAAATTATCAAAATGGGACTACTTTTTTTTTTTCCATATAATTCTACAAGATCTTTCTGTTCCCTAATAATAGAATTTAAAACTTCCGTATCAAAGGTGTCGAATACATTATTTTTTTTAATATTTGTCATCCCTTCCATTGAACCCATTTTAAATGTGGGACTAAATATAAAAATGTTCTCACCAAAGTATTTTTTGTATGGGAAGTTATCACTACTTATTAAATTTGAGACCATACAGGATTTGCCCACGTTACTAGGCGCAACTACAATTAAACGAAAGGGAGGTTGTGGAAGCGTTGTGTGCGGCCAGAAAACTTTTTCTTCTTTTACCAATGGTTTGATATTATCGAATTTATTAGAATTCATTATATTATATATATATTTATATAATAATTTTATGTTTAATCTTTTTGTAATTTTAATAAAATATTAGACTATATCTTGTTCCTGTAAATTCCTGTGTGAAGTGTGGGTGTCTCACACCATTAAACTGAAGAGAATTTTTTTTTATATCAAATAAAGTAGTAGAAAGATCATCTTGTATCACATATAGATTTCCTTTTTCAAATTTGCCCACTGTTACTATTATTGAATCACCCACATTGGAGCTGTCCACATGCGGTTTACTTACACAGTTCTTAGTAATATACACAGAATTGAAAATAAATTTCGGATTATGCTGTTTCATGAAATCTATTAGTAGGTTATCTAGGTCGGGGTGCTCGAGAGATAACTTAGAAATCTGTAATTCCCCTCTATAAATAACCACCCCTGCAACTGATCCTCTGGCTTCGCGCTGATCTAATGCTCCTATTTTACGGGCGTGGTGATTATTGGCGGTCCTTGTATTTTCATATAAGCTCTTTAAACAATTAGGATTCAATTCTAAATAATTATATATTTTTTGTAGATTTATTAGATCTGTGCTTGTTAATTTTTTTAATTTATAATCCATATTTATATATACTTAGATATTTTTTTTATATTTTTTTATAAAGTGATTTAGATATTATATATTTTTTCACCCTCTCCTTCTTCTTTTATAAAGGTGGTATAGATATATATTTATATATTTATATATATATTTTGCTCTTAATCTTCTAACAAATAATAATAATAATAATAATAAATAAATAAAAATAAGTAAATAAATGAAAAAAGTCAAATTATCAAATTATCAATTCTTGCCCCTAAAAACAAAAGTCTTCTTAGAAAGGGAATATAAGAAAAGTTTCAGAAAAATGGGCAAAAATTGATAATTTGATAATTCATATAAATATCACCATAATTGAATAATTAAATTTTAGAAGTAGTCGCCCCAGATGCTATTATATCTAGGTCATCTTCGTCTTCTATAAATTTTAAATCTTGTGAATTATTATCATAAACTTCTGGAATTATACGATAAGATCTAATAACATTTCTACGACACATATTATTTATATGTAGTTCTTCTTTATAATATAATTTAGTGTCAGGGTCTCTACGAAATTTTTCAATAAAACTATTATATGAACAAGCTCGTTTCTCTTTCTTTGTTAGATTAGTATAATCATCGCATAATTTATAAGAAGCAAAAATATCTTTTATACTAATAAAATCATTAATATTATCAGTCTTTTCAAATTTGCTATTAAACCAACATTTAAATGGATTCGATTTTGTAATATATTTTAACCCTAGTTCTACAATATGTTGAGGAATAAACTGATCAATTTTTCTATTTTGTTTAAATAATTCAACAGAATAAGGAACAAGTAAATGTATTAAATTCATTTTAAATTTATCGTGTGTTTCTTTTTCTAATAAAGAAGGGTCAGCTAAATAAGAATATTCAACATTTGGATCTGGTTTGTTTAAAAAGCAACTTCTCATCTCCATTTCGATGATGCGTCCCCTTACCGCCTCTCCATCAGAAGTTATATTTAATGGTATATCATCATTACAGGCAATCCAGAGGTCGCCACAACATAGAGTTTCTGTTTTTCTAGAATAAATTTGTCTAGCATTAATTTGTTTATCACCCGTTAATTGTTTTATTAAAGTGAAATCGAACTTATCTCCTTCTTTTGGTTCTGAACACCATATAAATCTTTTTCTATCACTTTTAGCAATCTCCTGATTTGCCCCGCCAGACTTAGAAGCAGAAACACAAATAGAATTACCTAAATTATAGCTAAAATTACCTAAGGTAGTAGATAAAAGATTTAATAAAACAGATTTTCCATTGCGTCCTTCTCCTTGCAGAATTGTAAATCTAGGATGATTATAGCCGTTAAGAGTATGAGCTAACTTATACATAATTAATTCTCTTTCATCATCCATTGGGAAAATTTCTTTTAACATTTTTTTAATTTGATTTTGTATATCAGTATTAACATTAAAATCGTAGTCATAGCCTATTGTATTTGTTATATAAAAATTTTTGTTATAGGATATTACCTTACCGTTTTTTAAATCTAAGAGACAATTATTAAATGGTAATAAATCTGGTGTATCATCGAAAATAATGTTATTATTATCAATAGGGATATAAATTGAAACACCAGTAGCAATATCTTTAATAGATTTAATTTTTCCTAATAATTTCATACAGAAGCTATATTCTTCTAATAATTTATTATATTCATCAGTATAATCTCTATGAATTCTAATTTTATTAAAATATTCTGCAGTTAAGTTAGATAAATAATTATGTAGGTAGGGAATAAATTCACTATTAATTTTATTTATAATAGCAGAATTAGAAGAAGAGTTAACGAGCCATTTTTTACAATATACATAGATTTCAGTATCTGATAGTTTAATTAAATCATCTTTATAAATTTCATTAAAAAGAAGAGCTATTGAATTTTCACAAGATAAATCAGGGATATAGAATAAAGGAGAGTCCATTTTTTCTATTTTCCAAGTTATACCGAAATCTTCAGTAATTTTATTAAGAGTTTCTATATTAATTTTATAAGGTGTAGAGAACCCGTCATGCATTGGCACACACCCATATTCTTCTAACTGATATTTAAATTTATTAATAACTCTAGACAAGAGCATATTTTCATGATAAGCCAATATTGAGTAGATTTGAGATGAAATAGGATTATTTGTATCATCTTTTTTAATAACTTTATCAATATGAGATTCTATAATTTTTTCTTTATTATAGATAATCTCAGTTATAAGGTTATTAACAGCTGGTGTAAAATTGGTAAGGTCGGGTTTATCGATATTAATTAGACTTAATAAATCATTTTTTTCAATTTTATTTTTTTTAAGAAAAGCGTTTCTAGATTCCACATATTTATTTAAATTTTTTACAGGCAAATTTAAATCTTTAGATAATTTAAGTAAGATCGTTGGAAAACAGTTACACATATCATAATCATAACAGTTAGAGAGTAAAAAGTTTCTAAATTTTTTTGGAAATTGTTGTACTGATAAACCTTTAGAATATAATCTATTATTTTTAATCTCATAATTTACAATATCATTATTAAAATTTCGAATATAGTTTCTATAAGAGTGAATGAGGTGTTTTTTATCTGCTTTACAAAACATAGGCAGGTAATATTCATAGTCTAATTTTAAGAAAGCTTCTTTTTTTTTTAAATCAATGGGTGTTTTAAAACTAATCATATTTAAAATAGTATTAGAAAATAATAATTGATTTTCATTTAAAGATAAACCTATATTATTATTTGGAAGAGTGAATTTTTCTTCCGCTAGAATATTTTTTTGATTCTTAATTGTCTT